CCAAAATTTTATTGTAACTCTTGGAGGTAATATTACTTTCTCAAATCCTACCACAGAAAATGTAGGACAATCAGGAGTAATAGTTTTAGTTCAAGATGGTACAGGTAGTAGAACTTTATCTTTAGGAACAGATTATGAAACAGTAGGTGGTGCTGGAATTACATTAAGTACAGCTGGAGGATCAGTTGATGTTCTACCATATTATGTAAAAGCTACAGGAAGCATTCAATTGGGTGCACCACAATTAGCATTTAGTTAGGAGAAGAAATGACAACCAGAGCACGATACCTTGCAAGTTACCATGCTTCCGTAGGAGCTATAACTAATACAAGTCAAACTTTTAGCACAGCTCAAATAGGAGCAGTTACTACTTTAACTGATGGTGCAAACATTTCTACTGATCTCGCTGTAAATAATAATTTTCAAGTAACTCTTGCAGGTAATAGAACTTTAGATAATCCTACTAATCCGGGTGTTTCACAAACAGGTTCTATATTTATTGTACAAGATGGTTCAGGTAGTAGAACATTATCTTTTGGAACTAACTGGAAGTTTGCTGGTGGTACAGGTCCAACACTTAGTACAGCTGCTGCTGCTGTTGATAGATTAGATTATGTAGTAAAGACTGCTAGTGAAGTACAATCTGTAGTAACTCTAGATATAAAAACGATTGCGTAGTCTATGGGAGTGCTAGGTAACAACGCACTTGTAGGAGCCTCTGCAGCTGGTGGTGCTGGTGGTGGTGATTTCTATAGTCATCAAATTCCAAACTCAGTCAGAATGGTTGCTCCTAGTAGTACATCATCAAACAATTCTAGATTAACAAGAACATTTAGTACTGTTGATTCTAATGTACATTTTACTTTAAACTTTTGGATTAAAAGATCAGCAATAGAAGGAAACAATCCAGTAGGAGCTGCTAGATTATTAAATGTTTTTACTCCTAGAAGTGGTACAAGTGCTACTGTTTTACAAGAATTTGGATTTGCTGCTACTGGTTCTTATGGAGGAGGAGATGCTTTTGTAATTACTAATACAAATACTGGTGCATATATTTTATCTACTAATAATTTATTTCGTGATACTTCTGCATGGTACAATATTCATATACAAGCAGATCTTGATAATGCTTCAGCAAGTGAAAAATTAAAAATATTTGTTAATGGAACAGAAGCTTCTTATAATGTAGATAATAGAAGTTCATATACTTCTTTAGCAGGAGTAGTAGCTGGTGCTTGGACAATAGGAGATTACTATAATTATGGTTATCCTATTCAAAGTTACCTAGCACAATGGTGTTATATTGATGGAACTACATATGCACCTACAGATTTTGCAGAAATGTCTAATGGAGTATGGATACCTAAAGATGTTACTGGATTAACATTTGGAAGTGCAGGACATTTATTAATGTTTCAAGATAGTAGTGCTTTAGGAGATGATACAAGTGGTAATACTAATGATTGGACTTCCTCTAATCTTGACACACACGATCAAATGATAGACTCTCCAACCTTCAACTCTACTTCAAATGGTGGTAATTTTATGACCTACAATGGAGCTTGGATAGGATCAAACAATGCTTTAGCTGAAGGTAATTTAAAAAGCACTGGTAGTTCAGGAGGTAACACTTCAGGTACTTTTGGTATGCTTACTGGAAAATGGTACTGGGAATGTAGAGCAGAAACAGTAAATGCTTATGGCCCTACTTTTGGTATAGGACAATCTGGTAGAGGAAATACAGATGGACAATATTATGTAATTACATGGCAAACTGCTGCTGGACAAATGTATGGTGGTGGAGGTGATCCAGTAGGAATGGGTACAATTACTGTAACTAGCACAGGAATAACTTCTCTTTCTTCAGGAGATATTATGAGTTTTTGGTTAGATTGTGATAATGGAAAATTATGGATAGGTAAAAATGGAGCTATACCTAACTCTGGTGATCCTGCAAGTGGCAGTAATCCACAAGCAAGTTGGTCTACTATTCCTACAGATAGATATTTTACTGCAACGTGTCAAAATGTAGGTTCTGGTGTAGGTGTACTTAACGCAGGTCAAAACCCTAGTTTTAATGGTGCAATAACAGCAGGAACTAATACTGATAAAAATGGCTATGGATTATTTAAATATGATCCAAGTGGTACAGATTTTATAGCTTGTTGTGCTGCTAATCTTTCAATATCTGCACAAATAGATCCAGCACAAAATTCAGATGATTATCCACAGAAAATGTTTACTGCTTTAGCATACTCTGGAGATAATGGAGGAAGTCAAACAACTGGATTCCAACCAGATTGGGTATGGGTAAAAAGAAGAAATAGTTCTCAAAGTAATGCTTTATTTGATAGTTCAAGAGGAGTTACTAAAATATTAATTTCAAATGAAACTGATGTAGAAGGTACTACTTCTGGATTAACAGCATTTAATTCTACTGGTTACACTATGGGTACTTATTATAATCAAAGTGGTAATACTTATGCTTCATGGTCATGGAGAGCAAATGGTGGAACAACAGTAACAAATACTCAAGGAGATACAGATTCTGTGGTACAAGTTGATCCTTCTGGTCATTTTTCTATAGTGTTGGGTACAGGTGATAATGATAATTGGGGTAATCCACAAACTTTTGGTCATGGATTATCTGCTGCTCCAAATTGTATAATTGGTAAAAAACGTACTGATAATGCAGATGAATGGCAAATATTTTTTAGTGATTATGGAAGTTATTCTATAGGTGGTTCTAATGCTGCTAGTAATTCTTTAGTTTTAAATAATGATGCTGCGCTTTATACTAATCAATCATATAAAGGTTGGGGAGGTGTTATGCCCACTTCAACTGTATTTACATTAGATGGAAATAATTTAGTTGGAAATGGGGATACTTTTGTTTGTTACTGTTTTGCCAATTGTGAAGGATATATTAAATCAGGCACATACGTTGGAAATGCAAATGCAGATGGGACATTTGTTTATACTGGATTTAGACCAGCATTTTTTATGTGTAAACCTCTTCCAGCAGGTGCTTGGAGAATACAAGATGATACTAGAGCTCCTTTTAATGTAGCTAACGAAGTTCTTTATCCTAATTTAGATAGTGCAGAAGACAATTATACTTCAAATGATATTGATATATTATCTAATGGAGTAAAAATGAGAGCATCAGATACAACTTTTAATCAAGCAACAACTTATGTATACTTAGCTATGGCACATAATCCTTTTAAGTACTCATTGGCTAGGTAGAATTAATATGATAAAATACACACTATAACCAAAGGAGAAATAAAATGTGGGCACTAGTAAAAGATGGAAGTGTAAGTGAGATTATTGCACATCCAAAAAGTATAGTAGATGAGAATGGGATACAACATCCTCGTTCTGTTTTTACTATATGGACTAAAGAAGAAAGGTTAGGATTAGGTATCTATGATGTTATCATGGCTCCTACATATAATCCTAATTATTATATATCTCATAATCCAACTTATGAAATAGATGGTGATAATGTCGTACAGTCTATTGAAAAAGCAGGTGATATTAAATTAGAAGATGAAGATGCATTAGATGAAGAAGGTAATAATATTTTAGATATTAGTGGTAATCAAGTAATCAATAGAGGATTAAAATATAATACTATTCAAAAAGTTAAATCTCACCAAGCATCTTATCTTAGTTCAACTGATTGGGTTATTATTAGAAAAAGTGATAATGGAACAGAGATACCAGAAAACATTCAAACATATAGAGATTCTATAAGAAGTAAAGCAGAAGAAATGGAAACAGCTATTAGTGAATGTTCAACTATGGATGATTTTATTGCTCTTAATACTTCTACTCATAATGAAGATGGAACAATAAAAGAAATAGCACTATTAAATGATTGGCCTCAACTAGGAGAATAATATGGCTTATATCGGGCAAGGACTACAATATGGAAAAACTGATAAAGCTATTGTAACTGCTACTGGTGGACAAACTACTTTCTCTCCTTTAACATATACAGTTGGTTCTGTTGATGTTTTTCTTAATGGTGTATTATTAGATGCATCTGATTATACAGCTACTAATGGTACTAGTATAGTATTAGATGTAGGAGCAAGTGCAGGAGATTTACTTGAAGCCCACGCACAAAAGTATATCTCTTCTTTCACTACAGCTTCTACACAGTTTACTATTGCTGGAGATGGTGGTGGTTCACAAGTTATTAATGATGGTGATACAATTACCTTTGAAGGTGGCACAGATATTACAGCTGCTGTCTGTGCAACAGATACAGTTAAAGTAAGTGCAAGTCCTACTATAGCTAGAACTAATGTAGCTCAAAGTTTTACAGCAGCACAAAGAGGAGCTACTCTTACTGATGCAACTAATACTGGTAATATAACTTTAAACTATGATACTTATCAAAACTTTGTTTTAACTCTTACAGGTAATGTAACTTTAGATAATCCAACTACAGATGTAGTGGGACAATCAGGAGTTATGGTTCTTATACAAGATGGTACAGGCTCACGTACTTTATCTTTGGGAACAGATTATGAAACAGTAGGTGGAGCAGGAATAACTTTAAGTACAGCAGGAGGATCACTTGATGTTCTTCCATACTTTATTTCAGAAGCAGGTAAAATACAATTAGGTGCTCCTCAGTTAGCATTCGCATAAAGGAAGATATAAATGTTTAATAATGAACTATGGCAAAAACCAGCAGGTGGTGGTGCTGATTTTTATGATTACCAAATAGCTAATAGTGCAAGATTTGATGGGAGTTCTACTTATTTAACTAGAACAGCAAGTGGTGCTTCTACAAATAGTGATAAAAAAGCTATATCTTTTTGGTTTAAAAAATCAGGAGAGGATGGTCTGACTGGAAATCAATATATGGCATCTTGTGCACAAAGTAAGTTAGCTGCACTTTTTGTAAATGAAGATTCAGATAATGTAGGTTACTATACTGATAATGGTGGACAAAATGGTAAAAGTAAATTTAAAAAACGAGATTTTAGTGCATGGTATCATTTAGTATTTCTTTATGATGCAACATTGGCAACAGGTGTAGATAGAGTAAAATATTATCTTAATGGGGTTCACTATACAACAGGGGATACTACTTTTTGGAATCTTGATAATAATGGTTATCCAAGTTTAAACGCACAAATTGGATTTGGAATGCAAAGTAATGAAAACAATATAGGAAGATACCAATATAATGGAACAGGTTATTTTAATGGTTACATAGCTGATTTTATAATGATTGATGGAGGAACAGTACCTTCTATTTCAGATTTCGGCGAGACCAAAAATGGCGTCTGGGTGCCTAAAGATCCTAGTGGACTTACATTTGGTAGTAATGGTTGTTGGTTAAAATTTACTAATTCAAGTGACTTTGGAGAAGATTTTTCAGGTAACAATAATGACTGGACAGCAAATAATCTAGCAGCTTCAGATCAAATGCTAGACTCTCCTACCTTTAACTCTGATTCTAATGGTGGTAATTTTTGTACGTTAAATCCTGTATATAGAGGAGAAGTTACAACAGATGCAAAATATGGAACAATTAGTGAAGGCAATCTAAAACTTAGTTATACGAGTAATAATGATGCGGCTCTCCCCGGAACTATTAAAACTCCTGCAAGTGGTAAATGGTATTTTGAATATTTAATAAATGCTGGAGGAGGAACTGGAAGTTATTCTCCGGGTGCTGGAATTATAGATGTTAATGAATACACTTTTAATACACCCGGTTATAATGCTGTTGGTGCTGTTCAGTATGCTAATAGTCTTAATAAAGTATATAAAGGAAGTTCTGTATCTGGAACTTATGGTGGTTCAAGAGGTTCTAATGGTGATGTTATGGGTATTGCTGTTGATTTGGATAATGGAGCTTTTTATGTTAGTAAAAATGGAACATTCCAAGGAATAAGTGGAGGTTCTACAGGTGACCCTACTTCAGGTGCTAGTAAAACTGGAGCAGGTGCAACATGGACACCAGCTAGTGAATTTACTTCTGGTATGGTTCCATTAGCCGCTCCAAATGGAGGAAGTGTTCCTATAATTACAATGAATTTTGGACAAGATGGAACTTTTGCTGGAGAAAAAACAGCAGGTGGATATAGTGATACTAATGGTTATGGTAATTTCTTTAGTTCTGTACCGTCTGGGTATTCAGCAATTTGTAGTGGAGCATTGACAATAGCAGATGCAATCAACCCTGCACAGACTGACAACAACTTTCCACAGAAATTGTTTAATCCTTTAATATGGACAGGTGATGGTACTACTAGTCGTGCAATAACAGGATTAGGATTTCAACCAGATTGGTTATGGTTTAAATCAAGAAGTAGTGCTTTTTCTCACAGACTATATGATACATCAAGAGGTATATCAGGTACTGGAGGTAAAAGATTAAGTACTAATAGTAGTGATGCTGAAAACGACCAAACAAGTGGGCAAGATATATCTGCTGTAGGTACTGATGGTTTTACTTTAGGTGCAAGTAGTAATTTATATACCAATGATACAAATTCTGGTGGGTTACAAGTAGGTTGGTTTTGGCGTGCTAATGGTGGAACAACAGCGGCTAATGGTAATGGAGGTACTTCTAGTGTAACGCAAGTTGATCCAAGTGGAGCTTTGTCTATAGTTACATATACTGGTTTTGCAGGTGCTTCTGGAACTTCTACAGTTGGACATGGATTAAGTACAGCACCGACAATGATTATACATAAATCTAGGACAAGAGGCTCAGGCTGGTGGACACAAGTTCCCGGTCTTTTAACTGATGCAGGTTATTTTCTTAATATGGAAAGTGATGGATCACAAACTGATTTAAATAGTTATGGAACTATGAACGCACCATCAACTTCTGTATTTACTATTAATGGTGTAGATGGAGTAGGTGGAGAATCAGCGAATTATGTAGCATATTGTTTTGCTAACATAGAAGGATATTGCAAAGTAGGATCATACGTTGGAAATGCTGATGATGATGGTACATTTTTATACACAGGATTCAGACCAGCATTTTTTATGTGCAAACCTTTAGTAACAGGAAATTGGAGAATACAAGACAATAAAAGAACTCCTTTTAATGTAGCTGATAAAACTTTATTTCCTAATAGTAGTAATGCAGAATTATCAAATGATTCAAATGATATAGACCTATTATCCAATGGGGTAAAAATGAGAGCATCAGATTCAGATTATAATCAAGCAACAACATTTATATATTTAGCAATGGCAGAGAACCCATTTAAATACGCAACAGCAAGATAATTTTGAATAACAACTAAGGTATGGTACAATGACTGATAAGACTGCAATGGAATTAGCTCTTAAAGCTTTAAAGAAAATAGAAGAACATGAAAAAGAATGTGGTCTAAGGTGGGCAGAAGCAACAGTAGAATTACGTGGATTAAGAGAAGACACAACTCGTAATACACAAAGATGGGAAAGACTGGCTTGGCTAGTTTGTGGTACACTTATAACAGCAATTATTGCTGCATGGATTAAAGGAAACTTCTAATGTCATCAACATATACAACACGACTAAGACTAGAAAAACAAGGAGATGGAGAAAATCCTAATACATGGGGACAGAAACTTAATCAAAGTGTAATTGATTTAGTTGACTCTGCTGTAGCAGGATATACTAATGTTGTAGTAAGTAGTGTAGATCTTACATTAACAACATCAGATGGAGGAGCTGATCAATCTCGAACTAAAACTTTAGAAGTAACAGGTACTTTAACTTCTAATGTAGCTATTATTATTCCTCAAGTTCAAAAAGATTATATGGTTTATAATAATACTAGTGGTGCATATACTGTAACAATTAAAACAGTTGCTGCTGCTGGTTCATCTATAGCACAAGGTGGTATTGGATCTGTTATTTGTGATGGTACTAATGTACATGCAGCTAATGGTACAGGTATTGGAGCTAAAAATTTATTTGCAGTAAGTGCATCTGATATAGGTGTTGATTTAATTACACAAGCAACAACAGCAACAACTAGAGCTCAAATAGGAATGGATAGTGCATATGTTAGTACTACAGCTTTGATTGATAATGCTGTTATATCTACTAAGATTACAACCACAGGGAGTACAGCGATAGGCAATGCAATAGGTCAACGATTGGTTTCAACAGCAGGACCAACAAGTGCAACTGATCCGGGTTCTCTAGGTACATTATATACAGGAGATCTTTGGTATAAAACTACTGCGTTTTCATAATGGCATCATCATTCTACATAATAGAGGGTGGAGTTTGGAAGAAAGTTTCCGAAGCTAGTATCTATACTGGAAGTGCATGGGAATCTGTATCAAATATTTACTATTGGAATGGTAGTGCATGGGTAAAAGGATTTACCAAAGGCTTTGAATTTAGTAAAACTTTTTCAGGAACTACAAATAATTTTGATACAGCTACAGAAGCAACTGCTCAAGGATGGAATGGAACAGATAGTGTGATAGCTAATTTAACTTTATCAAGTGCAGCTATTATTAGAAGTAGTTCTGTAAGTACTTACGCATTTGAAACTACTGGTTTACCTACTAACTCTCAAGTTAATCTTACATTAGATACTGGAACTTATATTGTAGGTAAAGGTGGAAAAGGTGCTATAGGTTCTTTCTCTGTAGTTATTCCATATCCAGATCCCGGATATAGTGATGGACAACCGGGTGGACCAGCTATACAAATTATTAGTGGTGTTACTATGAATCTTACTAACAACGGAACCATCGGAGGAGGTGGAGGCGGAGGTGGTGGAGGAAATGGTGGTGAAGCCTTTGCTCTTGCTGGAAGTTTCCAAGGAGGATCTGGTGGAGGTGGAGCTGGTTATGGAGAGGGAGGCCCTGTGAATCCCGGACAAGCTAATGCTTATGTATCTGGACCTGCAGGTAATCCCGGAACTTTAACTACTGGTGGAACAGGAGTTGGTACTATTAATACTCATAGTTCTTTTGGAGGAACTGGTGGTAATGGTGGTACTTTAGGAAGTGCTGGTATTAATGCAGTTAATGGTGGTAGTGCACCATATGGTATGTATAGTTCTGCTGGATCTGGTGGAGCAGCAGGTGTAGCTA